GATTTTTATTCTTCTAGAGGCTCATCATCTTATGCTGTTTTTGATAGTGGTTACAAATATATGTATGACAAATATAGTGATGTTTATAGATTCGTTCCTTTGAACGGAGATATGGCTGGTATATCTGCAAGAACAGACTTGGTGGCAGACGCTTGGTTCTCACCTGCTGGATTTAACAGAGGTGTTGTAAGAGGCGCTGTTAAACTTGCGTTTAACCCAACTAAATCACAAAGAGATGAGTTATACATGAAACGAGTTAATCCTGTTGTTACTTTCCCAGGACAAGGAACTGTTCTGTTTGGAGATAAAACAGCATTATCATCACCAAGTGCTTTTGATAGAATCAATGTAAGAAGATTATTCATTACATTAGAAAAAGCGATTTCAACTGCTTCTAAATTTCAACTCTTTGAGTTCAATGATGAATTTACAAGGGCTAACTTTAGAGCAATCGTTGAACCGTTTCTAAGAGAAGTACAAGGGCGTAGGGGTATTACAGACTTTTTAGTAGTTTGTGATAATACAAATAACACTGGCGATGTTATTGATAGAAACGAATTTGTGGCAGAAATATTTGTCAAACCTAATCGTTCAATCAATTTCATAAAGCTTCAGTTTGTTGCAACTAGAACAGGTGTAGCATTTGAAGAAGTCGCAGGATAAGGGAGATTTAAAAAATGGCAAGTATAACAGATTTTAAAGCGAAACTATCAGGCGGAGGCGCTAGACCTAATCAGTTTAAGGTAACAATGCCTTTTCCTGGTTACGCTCAAGTAGGTGGTGAAATAGAAACATTAGCGTTTTTATGTCAAGCAACAAGTTTACCTGATATGACTATAGGTAGTATATCTGTACCATTTCGTGGTAGGGTGATTAAAATTGCTGGAGATAGAACAATTGCTGATTGGTCAATTACTGTAATGAATGACACAGACTTTAAATTGAGAAATGCATTTGAAAGATGGCAAAATGGTATCAACAATATGACTGATAATGAAGGATTAACAAATCCTGCTGATTATCAAGTAGACGCTTTTGTTGACCAACTTGACAGAAACGGTGCAACAATTAAAAGTTACACATTAAGAGGTGCTCATCCTATAGTGATAGGTGCTATAACATTAGATTATGGTACGAATGACGCTATCGAGACTTTTGATGTAACATTTAATTATCAGTACTTTGAAACAAATACTACTACTTAACACTAGTATAAATAATAGTACTAGTATTAATAGAGGAATATAATTATGGCTGAACTATTTGGATTTCAGATAACGAGAGTTAAAAAAACTGAAGACCCTAAACAATCGTTCACAACAGCCCAGGCGGATGACGGAACACAAACCGTCGCCGCCGGTGGTTACTTTGGTCAGTACCTTGACATGGAAGGTACTGCCAAATCTGAAGCAGACTTAATTCGTAGATATAGAGAAATTTCTTTACATCCCGAATGTGATATGGCTGTGGAAGATATAGTAAACGAAGCTGTTGTTGCAAATGAACTTAAAGAACCTGTAAGAGTAAATACAGAACATTTACCTTATGGTAAAGATATTAAAAGAAAAATCGAAGAAGAATTTTCTATTATCTTGAAACTCATGAATTTCAATACAAAAGGACATGACATCTTTAGAAGATGGTATGTTGATGGTCGTATATACTATCAAAAGATTATTGATAGAAAATCACCTGTAACAGGCATTACAGAACTTAAATATATCGACCCTAGAAAGATTAAAAAGATTAGAGAAGTAAGAAAGACACGGCATGAAGGTGCTAGTGCAAACTTAGAAATGATAGATGAGTATGTAGAGTATTACTTATTTAACGAGAAGGGAGTATCGGGTACAACATCTGGCGGTGGAATCAAAATCGCACCTGACACAATCTCATTTTGCCCTTCTGGTCTAGTAGACCAACAAAAAAATATTGTTATGTCTTATTTACATAAGGCAATTAAACCTGTCAATCAATTGAGAATGATAGAGGACGCTGTTGTAATTTACAGAATTGCAAGGGCCCCAGAAAGAAGAATATTTAAAATAGATGTAGGTAACTTACCGAAAGTTAAGGCAGAACAATACCTGAGAGATGTTATGGCAAGATATCGTAATAAACTTGTCTATGACGCTTCAACTGGTGAAATCAGAGATGATAGAAACTATATGTCTATGCTTGAAGATTTTTGGTTACCGTCAAGAGAAGGTGGTAGAGGAACCGATATTACAACATTACCTGGTGGTCAAAACTTAGGTGAAATTGCTGATATCGAGTATTTTCAAAAGAAACTGTATCGCTCATTAAATGTTCCTGTAAGTAGATTAGAATCTTCACAAGGATTTAACTTAGGTCGTGCTAGTGAAATAACTAGAGATGAATTAAAATTCACTAAGTTTGTTCAAAGATTAAGAAAGAAATTTACAGAACTGTTTAATGACTTATTAAAAACACAGTTAATTTTGAAGAAAGTTATTTCTGAAGATGACTGGCACACAATTTCTCATAACTTACAATATGACTTTTTACAAGATGGTCATTTTGCTGAATTAAAACAAAGTGAAATGATGAGAGATAGAATCGCATTAGTAAATGAAATGAGAGACATGGTAGGTAAATATTTCTCAGTAGAATATATGAGAAAGAATGTGCTTAAACAATCTGAATCAGAAATTGCTGATATGGATAAACAAATTAAACAAGAAATTGATGATGGTATTATTTCATCTCCGTTTGCTCAGGCAGATATAGATGATGATACTCCATTAGAATAGGAGGATATTATGACAGAAGAAGTAAAAACTTTTATTGACCAACTTGCAACAGGCGATAGTGCAAATGCTGGTGAAGCATTTAAAACTGCATTAAGAGCTAAAGTTGCTAGTGGATTAGACGCTAAAAGAAAAGAAATGGCAAGTCAGATGTTTACACAACAAACTGCAATACCAGAAGCTGAAACTTTTAGTGACCCTAAACCAGAGGTCGCTGACCCAGGAACTTTTGAACAAGATGGTTCAGTATCATCTGCTAAAGATGGTTCAGTAGATATAGATTTAACATCAGATGAAAACAAGTAATATATTTGAAGACTACAATGTAAGTGAATCAAGTACTTACTTATCATTAACGCCTAAAATGAAAAAGGCAGTTAATGAGTTTTATGAGATGTTAGACTGCGAAAAAGATAGTGAAGGTTATGATGAAGGTCATGACTTTTGCGACAGTATAGAGGATTGTGTTAAGAAAACTATTTTGAAACACGATATAAAAAAAGAACAATTGTTAGATTACATAGAATTAGAAGTAAGAGAACAATTAAAACTAGAGGTGTAAAGGAACTATGGCAATAACAACTAAGATTTTATCAGACACTAAAACACACGCCAAAGTATTACTCACTTGGAATGCCGACGCCGCTGCTACAGCGACTGCCGTTGATGGTTCAGGATTGAGTGGTCATGCAAACGGCGCTAAACTTCATATTACAGATATTAAATATGGTGTTGGTTTAGGAGAAGTTAAATTAGAATTTCAAGGAGATACAGATATTTTAGCAATAAATTTATGTGGCTCTGGACATTATTATGGTGCTGTAATAAAAAATACGGCAACTAATACCACTGTAACAGGTGGAGATATAATAGGAACAACAAGTAACGCTTCTTCAGGTTTTGCATTATTAATATTGCAAAAAGAAGGAATGGGTGAAAATAGTTAATAGGAGTTAAATTATGGCAGATATAATATTGGTACAAACAATTGCTGATATAGCAGGTGTCAAACATGTTAGTAAGATGACTAACATATCAGACGGCACTGGCGAATCATTAGTTACGAAGATTGGCGCTTCAAATACTAATGCAATGACAGAAGATGGTACTAAAGTACTTGCGAGAATATGGTATTCTATTAACACAACAAACAGTAACGCTGGTGTTGAGTTATTATGGGGAGGAACAACTAATTCCACAATGGTAATGCTTAACGGTCAAGGTCATTGGGATTTAAGAAGTTTTGGTGATGGCATTGTAAATAATGCTACTATACCAACTGGAGATATTTTATTAACAACTAGAAACTTTGTTTCTGGTGATAATTATACTATTTTAGTAGAATTTAGATAAAATTTGTAACATTTAAGTTATAAGTTTGTATAAATAGTATATAACAAAAGATAGAGAGAGAGAACAGTATGAAATTAATTTCAGAAGAATGTTCAAGTGCTGAATACTTGGTAGAAGAAACTAAGGACGGCAAAAAAGAATACAAAATTAAAGGTGTCTTTTTACAATCGAACATCAAGAATAGAAATGGGCGTGTATACCCCAAAGAAATTCTTATGAAAGAAGTAACAAGATACAACAAAGAATTTATCAATAAAAATCGTGCTTTCGGCGAGTTAGGACATCCTGACGGACCAACAGTCAATCTAGAAAGAGTTTCTCATATGATTAAGAAACTTTATCCGGATGGTGATAACTTTATTGGTGAAGCTAAAATCATGGACACGCCCTATGGTAAGATTGTAAAAGGTCTTATTGATGAGGGTGCTCAATTGGGAGTATCGTCAAGAGGGATGGGTTCCATCATGCAACGAAACGGCGCTAACTATGTGAAAGATGATTTCATGTTAGCTACTGCCGCCGACATTGTAGCAGACCCTTCAGCACCAGCCGCTTTCGTAGAAGGCATTATGGAAGGTAAAGAGTGGGTATGGGACAGCGGTCTTCTTGTCGAGAAAGACATTGAGGCGTGGAAGATGGAAGTGATTAAAACGAAACAGAAGAATTTAGAAGTAAAAAATCTAGAAATTTTTGAATCGTTTATTAGAAAACTGTAATATTATAAATATTCACTGAACTCTAAAAAATGTTTTGTGAGTTTATAGTACTATAAAATAAATAGAGGAGATTTTCAATGGCAGAATCAGAAAAAATAACTGAAACTATCGTAGAGGCTTCGGCGAATCCAAACGCTGACGCTCCTAAAAAGAATGCTGTTGCAGCTGAACCTACCCATCTATCAAACGACGGCGAAGATTTAGGCGCACCTGTAGTTAAACCTACGGACAGTAATCCTGACGGTACGAAGAAAGTTAAACAGGTTTCTGACACCGTATCTAAAAGTGCTCAAGTTGCTGGGGAACCATCACACTTGAAAGCTTCATACGAAGAAACCGATTCTAAAGATGAAACAATCAAAGAGAAGAAAGTCGAAGATGTTAAAAAAGATGTCGAAGAAGAAGAAAAAGAAGCGAAAGCTAAAAAAGATTCTGAAATTGATGTTAAAGAACACATTGAGGCACTTGTTGGCGATTCAGATTTATCTGAAGAATTTAAACAAAAAGCTGCTACTATATTTGAAGCTGCAATTAACTCAAAAGTTAAAGCAGAAAAAAATAGATTAGCTGCTGAATATGATACTAAATTTGAAGAAGAAATCTCAAAATCAAAATCTGCGTTAACTGAAAAAGTTGATTCATACTTAAACTATGTGGTTGAAGAATGGATGAATGAAAATAAGTTAGCACTAGAAAGAGGAATCAAGGGCGAAATCGCTGAAGACTTCATTGGTGGACTCAAAAAATTATTTGAAGACCATTATATTGATGTCCCAGATGAGAAATATGATGTTCTTGAGGACCAAGCTAGTAAGATTGAGGGATTAGAGAAAAAACTTAACGAAGAAATTAACAAAAATGTTGAAATGAATAAAATTAATGGTGGTCTGAAAAGACAAGATATCATTGATGAAAATTCTAAAGACTTAGCTGATACAGCTAAAGAAAAATTCGACAGTCTTGTTGAAGGTGTTGAGTATTCTTCTGAAGAAGATTTTGCAAAAAAAGTGGGTACCATTAAGGAATCTTACTTTGGGCAAAAAGCTGAAAAGTCTGTGGATAACACAGATATAGATGATGTTGCGGTGGGCGGGGAAACTTCTAACGAAGACTTGTCGAATGCTATGGCTGCATATACCAACGCAATTAGTAAAACCAAAGATATGAAAATATCTAGTAACTAAACAAGGAGAGAAGAAGATATGTATTTATCGGAAACTTATGAAAAAAAGTGGCAGCCAGTTTTAGACCATCCTGACCTCGGTGAGATTAAGGATAGTTATAAAAGAGCTGTTACATCAGTCATCTTAGAGAACCAAGAAAGGGCTCTTAAAGAAGACCAAGCGTTTCTTGCTGAAACACCTACTAACTCTACAGGTAGTGGTGTAAGTAATTGGGATCCAATCCTAATTTCTTTAGTAAGAAGAGCAATGCCTAACCTTATTGCTTATGATATCTGTGGCGTACAACCAATGACAGGACCAACTGGTCTTATCTTTGCAATGCGTTCTAGATATTCAAACCAATCTGGAACTGAAGCAATGTTTGATGAAGCTGATACAGATTTTTCTGGTCGTAATGCGACTGGTTCAGCTGTTGATGGTTTTTCAACTACTGCTCATAGTGGAACTAACCCTGCTGTCTTAAACGACGGTTCACCTGGTACTCATACTACCGGTACTGCAATGAGTACAGCTGCGGCTGAATCATTGGGGGAAGATTCTGGTAATCAATTCGCAGAAATGGCGTTCAGTATTGAGAAATCAACTGTAACTGCTAAATCTCGTGCATTGAAAGCTGAATACACTATGGAACTTGCACAAGACCTAAAAGCGATTCATGGACTTGACGCTGAAACTGAACTTGCAAATATTTTGTCAAGTGAAATTTTAGCTGAGATTAACCGTGAAGTAGTTAGAACTATCTACAAAAACGCTGAGAAAGGTGCTTCTGCAAATACTGGAACAGTAAACACTACTGCTGAAGGTATATTTGACCTTGATACTGACTCTAACGGCAGATGGTCTGTTGAAAGATTCAAAGGACTTATGTTTCAAGTAGAAAGAGAAGCTAATGCTATTGCACAAAGAACTCGTAGAGGGAAAGGTAACTTAATCATCTGTTCATCTGATGTTGCTTCGGCACTTCAAATGGCTGGTGTATTAGATTACGCACCTGCGCTCAACAACAATTTAAATGTTGATGATACAGGTAATACTTTTGCTGGTGTTCTGAATGGTAAATATAAAGTTTATATTGACCCATATTCTGCAAATAACACTGCTAAACAATACTTTGTAGTAGGTTACAAAGGTTCTTCACCATATGATAGTGGAATGTTCTACTGTCCGTATGTACCATTACAAATGGTCCGTGCCGTTGGTCAAGATACTTTCCAACCAAAAATTGGATTTAAAACTCGTTACGGGTTACAAGCAAATCCATTTGCTGAAGCTGGAACAGGGGACGCTGCTGTTATAAACGGAAGTGGTTCTGCAAACGCTAACAGATACTACCGTAGAGTACAGGTTGCAAACTTAATGTAATCTTTACTTTCAATAGTAAACGAATTGGGGTAGAGAAGTCTACCCCTTTTTATTTCTGGGTCTTAAACCTGTATAAATAACTATATAATATATTAA